TTGATGCCTGCGACTCAAAGAACGGTTGATCTGCTGGTTGGGGCGTTTGATCTCAACCAGCGTCGCAAGTTTGAGCTAAAGAACGGCGACGGCGAAAAGATCATCGATCTGTACTTCAAGCCGATCACCCGCGCTGATCGCAAACGGGCGCAGAATCTCGCTGGTTCTGATGAAGCTCTAGATATCAGCACCAATATGCTTTGCCAGCTCGCCGAGTTGGAAGATGGCACTAAGGCGTTTGCTCCGGCTGATGCAGCGAAACTTCAACGCGAGCTGCCCGAGTCTGTCCTAAATGAGGTCGAGCTGTTCGTCTTTGGTCTCGGTGAAGAGACCAGCCTCGAAGACGCAAAAAACGACTGAAGCAGGACAAGTGGGTCTTTTATGAGTTCCACCTGGCCTGCGAACTAGGGATGACCGTCAGCAGGCTTCGCACTGAGCTGACAGATGACGAGCTGGTGCATTTTGCGGCTTTCCATGAGTTGAAGTCCGAGATGGAAGAAAAAGCTATGCAGCGCGCAAAGCAAGGGCGGCGGTAGACTTCGCTTATTGCTAGGTCGCCGTGGCACAGTCATCCGTCGATCTGATTGTCAACGCCGTAAAGGCGATCAATCCACTTCGCGCGGTTGCGGCAGCTAGTAAAAAAGCAGAGGTTGCAATAAACAGCCTGAAAAGGGCTGCGAAAGATACGGGCGACAAGCTCGCCGATATGGGCCGCAGAGGCAAAAAGGGTCTATCTGATTTAGCGAAAAAGGCAGGGCAAGCAGTAGGCAAATTCGGAAAACTAGGCAAGGCGGCTGCGTTAGCTGCAGCGGCTGCAGGTGCGGCAGCATTTCTTAAGTTCTCATTCGGCAAGGCAGGCGAGCTAGAGAGGCAAACAAAGAGCCTGCAAGTTCTTACCGGGTCGCTGGAAACAGCCAAAGGGATCATTTCTGAGCTGCAGGCGTTCGGTGCAGTAACGCCGTTCACGAGCACAGAGCTGATCGAAACAGCAAAACGTTTAAAGGCTTTCGGCTTTGAGACAGAGCAGGTTGTTGACATCACAAAACGCCTTTCTGATGTTGCTGGTGCGACTGGTGCCGATCTCAGCGGTATCGCAACGGCGTTCGGCCAGATTCAAGCGAAGGGCCGACTCCAAGGTGAGGAACTGCTGCAGCTGCAGGAGCGAGGCGTTGCGCTCCAAGACGAGCTGAGGAAGATGTATGGCCTGACCGGCACTGAGTTCAGCAAAGCACTGGAGAAAGGACAGATCAGCGCCAAAGCAGCAGAGGTTGCTCTGATCAGGCTGACAGAGGCAGGCGGTAAATATGCAAACGGTGCGGTTGCTCAGTCCGATACTTTGTTCGGCAAACTTTCAACGTTGCAGGACGCATTCCAGCGGTTTGGGCAAAACATCGGCAAGGTGCTTGATCCTATTTTCAAAGGGATTATTGAGTTTTTGACGACGATCACAAACCAAATCAATAATCTGTTTAAGGAAGCTGAAATCTCTAACAAAGTCAGGGAAGAGTTTGGCTTAGACACGACCGCTGGCCGAGCACGCCTTAGGCAAATGGGCGTTAAAGAGAGGCGAGCAGAGTTTGCGCGTATGGAAGCTAGAAAGCAAGAATTAAGAGAAGCCGCTGCTACGCAGGCACCAACTATTGCCGATACAACAATTCCTGAACTACTTAAAGGGACAGCGGGAACTGGGCAGACTGATGCTGAGAAAATAACTGAGCAACTTGAACGTCAGGTAGTAGCACTCAAAGAGGCGAAGCTATTAGCAGCTGGCAAGACAAGCGAAGACAAGGCGCAGATCCAGCTTGGTATTGATATTGCAAACCTTGAGAAGCTGCGTACAGAAGAAAACTCTGACTTAGTTGATAAAGCTATTGAGGGCACCCAAGCTCTTTACGACCAAGAAGTTGCTACTGCTGCGATCATTGAAAAAGATAAGGAGAGAAGAAAGCTTGAGGAAGCGGCAGAAAAGGCTAGGCAAAAAGCACTTGACGAATACAACAACAAACTAAAAGAGATAGATGCAACTTTCCGGAACAGTGTTGTTGATGGCATCTTGGCCGCAGTAGAAGGCACCAAGTCGCTGTCTGATTCTCTCGTCGGGGTGATCAAGCAAATGGCACGCCTGATCCTCCAGCAGAAGCTATTGAACGCATTGAAAGGTTTCAGTTTCACCAGCATCTTTGGTGGATTCTTTGCTGATGGAGGCCGTCCGCCAGTTGGCCGCCCTTCTGTTGTTGGTGAGCGTGGCCCTGAGCTGTTTGTCCCTGATAGGGCTGGCACTATCGTCCCCAACAATGCTCTAGGCGGCGCTGCTATGGCCTCCAACGTCGTTGTGAACGTTGATGCCAGCGGCACTACTGTCGAGGGCAACGAGGGCCAGTCACGGCAGCTCGGTGCTCTGATTGGCGCTGCTGTCCAGACTGAGTTAATTAAGCAGCAACGACCTGGAGGACTTCTAAGCCGATGACCGCTAGCTGGGATTCATCCGTCAACCTGCAGCCGTCCTACGGCACGACGAAAGGCAGCCAGCCGCTTGTCCGCCGCTCACGGTTCGGCAGCGGTTACGAACAGGTAGGCAGCCTAGGCATCAATCAAAACCCGAAGTCATACACGCTGACCTACAACCTGTCGGAGTCAGAGTCGGACACCGTTGAGGCGTTCTTAGATGCTCGCGGAGGAACCGAGAAGTTCACTTTTACGCCACCGAGCGAAAGCAGCAGCATCAAAGTGCGCTGCTCTGCGTGGAGCAAAACGATGACTACTAAGGGCCGGGTTCAGCTCACCACAACCTTTGTCCAGGTGTTTGAAGCATGAGCACGCCGCAGTCGATCCAAGAGCAGCTGCAATCGCTTGAGCCGTCAGCAATCATCGAGCTGTTCCAGCTGGAGCTAACGCAAGCTGTGAACGGCGTCGATCAGACGTATTACTACCACGCAGGCACAAATGAGCTGACCGCCGATGTGGTGTTCAACGGCCTGACCTACACGGCCACAGCAATCGAGGTCGATGGCTTCGAGGCGTCAACGAAAGGCGTGCTGCCTCGTCCGACGATGCGAATCGCAAACACCGGCAACGCCATCTCGGCTCTGCTGCTGCTTTACAACCCGCTGCAGGCAAAGGTAACGCGGATTCAAACCTGCAAGAAGTTTCTCGATGCTGTCAACTTCACAAGCGGCACAAACGCAACCGCAGACCCGACAGCAAAGTTTGAAGACCAGATCTATTACATCGATCGCGTTGCGAACGAGAACCCGCTGCTGGTTGAGTTTGAGCTGGCCAGCAAGCTCGATCTAGTCAACGTCGCGCTGCCTCGTCGTCAGGTCTTGGAACATTGCCCCTGGGTGTATCGCGAGGAAAGCACCTGCGGATATAAGGGCACCAAATACTTCGACATCAACAACAACCCGACGACTGAAGCTAACGATGTTTGCGGCAAGCGTTACACCAGTTGCACGCTGCGCTTTCCTGAGGGTGATTTGCCGTTTGGAGGTTTCCCAGGTGCCCGACTTCAGATCTGACGCTGAGGCGCACGCTGCACGTTCTTACCCACGCGAGGCGTGCGGGCTTGTCATCAACGGGCAGTATTGGCCGTGCCGCAACGCAGCAGACGCGCCAGAGAATACTTTCGTGCTGGAGCCTCGTGATTACGCGGTCGCGGCAATGATGGGCAAGGTCGAGGCTGTTGTTCACTCGCACCCGCAAGGTGGGCCGCCGAGCGAGTCTGACCAGACTGTGTGCAGCCAGGGCTCTGTGCCTTGGCACATTTTGCGGATGCCACAAAACGAATGGTTGACTATCAATCCCTGATCGGCCGCCAGTGGGAGTACGGCAAGACCGATTGCTTCACGCTGGTGCGCGATTGGTTCAAGCTTCAGGGCGTGGAGCTGCCGGACTATGAGCGGCCAGAGAGTACGCAGACCTGTGAAAGCATCTTTCTGGCAGAAGCTGAGCGCATCGGGTTTCGGCAGGTGACGATGCAGACCCGGCAACCGGGTGATGTGTTGATTATGAGAATCGCTACGCGCACGCCGATGCACGCCGCTGTTCTGTTGCCCGACGAGCGGATATTGCAC